AGGAACTGGTGCGGTATGCGGATGGCTGTGAACGATGCCAATAATTTCACCAGCATCTGATGCAGCAGCGTAATCCTCAGGATTCAGCACAAACATGTCTTTCCTGCTGTGCGCCATGTTGCGGCATGGCCAATACCGCTCACGACCTTTAACGACAACGACCAAACCAACCGACTCCCAAGGATCGCGGTCCTTAGCGTCTTGTAATGCAGCGTCGCGCCAGGTCATGCGAAGAAAGTACCAATGCCGGGATAGCCGCCAAATGGCAGCTCGTTATTCTCACCAAATCTAGCTTCGCAGCTACTCTGCTTCTTGCCGCAAACATCCTCAGATGTATTTACAACAGGGTTATCATTAGCGTCAAAATAGTTGGTGCCTGTGTAACCGCACTCTGCGGATCGGTACACCCACTGACAACGGCTGATGCACTGACGCTTCGGCGCTCGAACACCTGCAAGGTCAAAAGCGCTGGCCAGCTCAAATTCGACTAGATTCCGGTTCTCGGTTGATTTTCGGTCAACGTAATAAACCTCTAACGGGAACAAAGCAGTTGCATCGGGAGTGCCGTAGGGATTCCCAGGTTGTGAAATACCAATCAAAATGTCATTATTTTGCGCCGTTAACATGTCGCCACTTTGCGTCGCTAATGGCGATAAGGCAGTAAGAAAATTTTCATCGTCGATATAACGTGCCAGGGTGCGGAGTCGAGTGACTTTTGCGCCTTCCAAGCCGTTGGGCAATGTCGCCAGCAGAGCCGTAATTGTGCTGAGAATGTTGCTGACTCTCAGCGTTGGCCTTGGCAAGCTACCTTGACCAGAGTACGCAAAACCATCGGCCTCAATAGGTAACGCCGTATAAGTCGTGCCACCAAATACTAAATTATTGCCAGAATTTTGTTTAGTGCCGTTGTGAAAATAGTACGTTTGATTTACACCATGCTGATCAGCGTTCAGTTCGAGCTGAAATAACTCAATAACTGCAGTCGGGTTGATTCCTTGCAGCTCACCAGTTATCGCCGCACTAGATTCAGTGTCGGTATAACCGACATCCCAGTAACCGGAGACAACGTAAGCCATGTTTAGCTAACTACAGCTTTGATGATTGCAAAGCCGATTACGACCGCTTCGGACAAAGAACCGCCAGTAATGTTGCGGACGTTGATGCTTGCGGAACCAGATCCAGCCTGAGCGTTCAGTAGATACGACCCAGCAGTGCCTCCGCTGACGTGATTGAGAATAATGATGTCGGTAGCAACGACCTCGGTGTTGGTCAGCGTGAAAGTCACGGTTGTGTCAGCAGCAAGTGCTGCTGCGTTCATTGTGATTTGACCGCACTTTTTGCTAAGTGTGACGCCCGTGCTTTTGCTGGTGGCTTGTGTAACTGTGCCGCCTTCGCCCGCTACGTAACCAGCTTTATCTGTATTAAGGTTGGTGAAGTTGGCGTCAACTTCGGTGTGAGTGAGTGGTGAGCCTTTGCCAGCCCTAGTGACAATAGTGCTCATGGCTCAAATACTTGGCGGAAGTCCGCTTTTATCTTACTGCGCTCAAAAGAATAGATTTCCCGTGACCACTCATCGCACACCCACTTGTATACTGTTGCCGTTCCAGGGGGTGTCCAATCGAAGGAGGCTGCATCGACTGCCCTGGCGTCTAGGAATGTCTCAACAATGTCAGCGTCGGTGTCTTTCAAGTCAAAGGTAAGTGACCATACCTTTGGGTTTTGGTTCAGGCCGAAAGAAACGCGGTTCTCGTAACCATCCCCAAACTGCACCTTGCGGGTGTTGGGGCGACTCTGTTTTGTAGCAGAGTAAACGGGGTCGTAGGAAGGAAAGGTAGCCATCAGTTCGCCAAGAGTCCTCCGGGTCGTTTCTGCTTGATAATCTCAGCCTGGACAGCCGCCGCGAGGGCATTACCCACTTGGTTGGCGCGGGCACCGTTACCTCGGGTGTCGGTCTGTGTCTCAGTGACGTTTACAACCACATTAACGTCACCGCCAAGGGCGTGGTTTGGAACGATATTGCCGGAGTTATTGGGAACAAACAGCTCAGGACCGCGCTCGCCAACCATGTAGGGCGTACCAGTGGAAACCGGACCGCCGTTTGCGCGTCCAGCTAATTGGCCGAGGACGTTGCCGAAAGACGAAACGCTTGTTGTTTGTCCGCCTAACCCAAAAGATCTTGCGATGCCCAGGGCGATGTATTGGGCGATCATCGTTGCTGCCGTTTGAGCAAGCTGATCGGCAATGACTCTCAAGAAATCAGCGAAAGCTTCTTGGGCAGTCTTCGTACCATCGACAACTTCCATTAAACCAGAGACAAGAGAGTTGACCCCTGGAGTTACTGCAGCAAGAGCGTCATTGTATCGTGCTTGGAAAATAGCCGCCCTGTCTACGGCGGGTTGCAGCTGTTCGTAAGCATCACGCTTTGCTTGTACCGCTTCAATTTCTTTACTTATGGAATCTAGGCGTCTAACATCTTCCAGGTTTAGAAGTGAGCCGCTCTCCCTAACACCGTCGTACCTGGCCTGTAAATTTGCAATTTGCTCGTTGTACGCTTCGAGTTGAGCAGCTGACTCAGCAAGACGGTTAGCTTCAAATAGACCACTCTGACCGAAGAACCCTAAACCTTGGCCCGCAAAGCTAAAGGCACGCGATGGGTCTAAACCGCGTATTTGCTGTTGCTGCTGCCTACGTGCATCTGTAAAGGTAGTAGAAAGAGACTGCTGACGCGTTAGTTCTGCATCTCTACGAGCAATCTCCGCGATCTTTGCCTCTTCTCGCTGTAACCTTATAGCGTCTTCAAGCATCTTAAGTTTATACTCAGCGGTTTTGTTTATTGCATTTCTAACTTCTAACTCATTTACACCAACAAGGGAAGCTTCAAGCTGTGTATTAAGTATGTCTGCTTCTATTTGCTCTAGACTACTTATGTTTTGTATCGTACTTTTGTAAATAGTGTTTTCAGCGTCTAGTAGATTGTTTCTTTGGTTCGCTGTAGCGACACCGCTTTTCTCCAGATTAAGTTGATTTAACTTTTCTGTGCGTAAATCTTTTTCTATAGCACGCCTTGCCTGTACTTCAGCCTGTAACTGACGGGCACGTTCTTGGTCTCGTTGAGCCTCTTTGTTGGCTAAGGATTCCTTTAATTCAGCGATACGTAGTATATCTTGATTTACCTGCTTCTCTTCTTCTGTCAACTGCGCGTTAAGTTTATCAATTTCAAAGGTCAATTTAGCTACTTTAAGCTGTCCTTCTTGCGTAGCGTAAATATCCCTTCTTGCAGAAAGTTGGTCTTTAATAAGTTTGGTTTCTTGGTCTAAAAGTTTTTGTGTCTTACTTAATTCTTCGTTAAACAGAGCCTGCAGGTCTTTTTCAGCGGATGTTGCTTCCGTGCCAGGGAAGGGTGTTTGCCCTCTAGTAAATACCTCACTTTCTAGCTGCTTAAGTTCGGCTTTTTCCACAAGACTTAAGCCGCCTGTTTCTTTCTGTCTGAGTAGTAACGTACTAATTCTATTCATACGGTCTCTGTTTTCTTGGACAAAAGCTGACTCGCTTTTACCGCCAGCAGGAGAGATTCCCTTAAGCGCTTCAAGTATTGCACCTAGTGGGCCAGCCATGAGGTTCTTGAAACCTATACCAATCTCGTTCAATACTTGGTCAAACTCTTTGCCTTTTTCAGCTAGCTCTTCAAATCTTTTAGATGCGCCAGTTCCATAAACCTCGTCAAATCTTCTGCGAGCAATGGACGCAACCTGTGATTCTCTACCTCTGGAAGCAAGAAACTGCGCTCGGCCGCTAAAACCTCCCCCTGCGCCTCGTCCCAGGGCAGGCAGCAGATCTTCAACAGTAGCCCCTAATTTACCAAACGCTTTGGCTGTATCTAAAGCAGCCTTACCTAGATTATCTATTTGTTGCCCGATAGCTGAACCTAAAACACTACCGCCGAAGCCGCCAAGAGCACCGAGCGCACCACCGATAATCGAACCGGGGCCGCCGCCAAAAAGTAGTGGGAAGCCAACACCGGCAGACAAGTTCTGTGCAAACTTACCACGAGTTACTTTTCTCTTAGAAGCTTGTCTGTCGCTAGTCTTTGACTCTTTTTCTTTTTCTTTATTCGTAAGTTTGGCAAGCCTTAGTTCTTCGCGTTTAGCCCTGTTCTTCTCTCTCTGATCCTTAATGGCTTTTCTGTCGTAAAAAGCAGCTTTCTTTCTAATAGCTTCTTCCGTACCTAAAACAGTTCGCTTTGGCCCGCTTGAGAGTAAGCTTGACTGCGGTTTAGTTACTGTATTAAAGGCTTTTAGTTCTAAAGCGTATTTACGTTCTTTGAGTTTTATCTCGTTTTTGAGTTGTAGCTCTCTCTTGGCGGCAATCGCATCCTGGCGTTTGTCTGCTGCCTCTATAAACTCGAATCTACGCTTTTCTACTTTTCGAAGCTCTCCTTGAGTTGCCCCTACACGCTTTAGAGCGTCGATACGTTTTTTGTACTCAGCAATACGTTGCTTTTGACCTATGCTCTTTGTTTCGGCCCTATTTATAGCGTTCTGTAGCGTGAGAATGCGTCCCAGGGCTGTGGCCACCCTTTCTTGAACAACGGAGCTTTGGGAGAACTGCTGCCCTTTACGTAAGATGCCTTGGATTTCAGTAGAACGGCCCTTACCCTCAAAAGCCCCTGCACGCTTAAGCGCTGTTAAACGGGCTTCCTGTAACTTTCTTGCGTTTGATAAACGTAAGGAACGCTGCTCGTAGGAAAGTTCTTCTTTACGGAGCCGTACTTGGTCCCTGAGTGCTTTTTTTAGCTTGGCCTGTGCTTCCTGTCTATCGTCAAGGAGTTTTTTCGCTCTCTTGTTAAGTTCTATCTCCTCTTTGAGTTTGGGGATTTGTTCGGCAGCCTGAGCCTTAGTTAGGGGTTTCTTAGGGTTGGCTATTTTGTCGAGTGCTTGTAGTCGGCGCTCTAACTCCCTGAGCTTTCTATCGAATACGTTGACGTTTACGTTGATGTCGGCGTTATACGATGCCACTTGCCCGACACAAAACTACCTGTCGTAAGTCTATCGACGGCGGCGAACTTTCTCCATCTCCTTCTCGTGATCCTCGTTCAGGATCTTAAAGTAGGCGCTCCAGCCAAGGAGTTCTTCGGGGGTCATCGTGGTGCGGACTTCGGACAGGCTCATGCCTAGTTCTTTGGCGACGCCGAACTGGAGCATGAGCCAGTTGTCTTTGCGAAGATCCGCGCTTAGGAGTTTGGGTCCATCTCCTCAGCGTTTTCGTCTTCGCTAAGGATGGCGAGCATCAAGGACTGGAGATCTTTGTCCTTGACTTCGTTTTTGAGGATGTCGATCTCTCCAGCGGCAAAAAGCTTCTTGCCGTTCTCGTCCAGAGCCTTTGCGATTAGGAGCTGGAGGGCAAACGCACCAGCATCATCGGATTTGGCTTGGCGTTGGGCGCGTTCGCGCTCGGCCATAGTCAAAGGTGTGACCCACATTTCAAATGTGGTGCCGTCAGAAAGTTCTACAACTTTCTTGGCTGGTTCGAGATTCGCGGCTTTGCGGAGGCGGTCAATCGCGCGAACTGGGACCGGCATGGAATACAAATGTATGTGTTTGTACTGTAGCGAAGAACAATAAAAAAGCCCCAGCATTGCCGGGGCTCAGTACATCTGCTTGTATCAGACTATCAGGATTTGGTGAAGTCGAAGCTCGGGGCAGCGCTGGGACGGAAGTTGATAGCCACGCTTTGGCCATCGTCGGGGTTCACGTTCAGGCTGGCAGAAGTCAGGATGACGGGAACTTCGATGGAACGGCTGGCGGTGTCGTCCACACTTGCGCCGCTCATGATGCGGTCGATGTAGAG